TGTAGATGTTGGGGTTGGGGTAACTATTGGATATGCGCTACCACAAGGTACTGCTGGAATTATAATACCACATTCAGTTGTATAATTTCTTACAGGATCTTCAATTTCAGTTTTACAACATTGATTATCAATATAATATTGACTTAAATTCATATTAAGTCTATTAAACTTAGTATATGAATGTTGTATTAAAACTTGTGTTCCATTATTACCATTAAATAATACTAAATTTTGAGGTTGTGTTCCTGTTACATTAATGTTATAATAAAGATTATTTTCACAGTAATTTAAATTAACTGCAATGACCTCTAATAATTCACCTTTTTCTGTAATTAAAAAATCTCCGGTATCATAGTAATCTGATGGATAATAACAACAAGGCTCTTCAGGTGTTTCTGGTTTTAATTGCAAAAACTCTGGAGATCTAGAATCAAAGAAATAACCATCTCGTTTAGATACTCTATATGTTGCTTCATCAACCTCTTTATTTGTGTAAACACGTAGTTTTGTTGTTGGTAAAACTTCAATAACAACCTGTTGACCATTTGAAGTCATACCTGTTATTTCACTTTTCTTTACTGACCCCAAACAATCAATATCACTAATTGTATGCGTTGAATAATCATATGAAAAAGAATAATCATTGTTTTCACTAGCATATTCAAACATGCTTGATGAAAGTGTAGTGCATGATAAGTATGTTGCGCCTAATATAACATTTCCATTAACTAAATCTTTAACGTCTTTTTTAACAAGAGTACCTGCAGCTAAATAACTAGTAATGTTTGCCGGTGTTGTAGATGAATTAATTGTAGCGCCACTAACAACAATAACTTTTGTATTGTGTTTTAAACCATAATTGTATGTGTTTCTATATTGTACTTTTGGTACTAACGTGTAACCGGTGTTAACAACCAATGGTAAATCAGGTGCTTCAGTTGGATACTCAACGTATCTTAATGCTAATCCTTCAATTTTTACTTTTTTATCACAGTTTGCTGCATCAGTAAAAATTAAATCAATAACTTCATCTTCTCTTACATTAGTAAGTTTGAACTTACAATTTTCTCCAACAATTTGGAAGAAACTTGTATCTGTATAGGTTGGGTGATATCCTGTACTAATGTTATTTCCAGGTGTACAATTTCTTTGAACGTATACTCCCCATCCACTATCGTTACCAGATTGAACTGTAACACCTGTTAAGCTAACAATAACATCTGTTGCAACTTTACAAGTTGGATAACCAGAATAAACATCACAAGACGCATCAAATGATAAATCTAAATGACATTTAGGTTCAGTATATTTGTAATCAACATCAAAATAAAAATCTAAATTATCTTTTACTAAACATTCTCCGGAAGAGTTTGTGTGTGCAATAAATTTAACTTTTTCAACACCATTATTATCTGTGAAAAATTCATAAGATATTAATTGTGTTTTTCCCGATAATACAGCATTTCCAGGAACATATGAAGGAGTATTAAATGCGCTGTATTGTGTTTCTGTTTGATTAATCTGATTAACAAGCGCGGCTATTGCGTTTTTCCAAGCAGCCTTTATTGTTGTTAAATTTAAATTGATCCAATTTTTATATTCACAAATAAGTGGTATTTTAGATGATGAAGAAGTAAGTACACTACAGTTTTCTACTGCGGTAAAGCCGGTACCGAATAGTGTGCTACCGGTTAAAACTACCTGTGTTGTCCCACTATAATCAGTTCCATCAATATCAATATGTAAAGTAAATGTTACACCACTAAATTCAATTAAACCTCTTAAGTTATCTGGGTCTCCAATTATTGTTTCAAGATCTTCTTCAATTACTGTTTCAAATTCTGGATATAAATTTTCTACAATCTCTAACGGCTTACATGGTTTTCTATATGAAAACTTAGGTCTACCAAAAACATTGTTTTCAATTAAATTACCCCCCATCCATAATGTTGTTGATGGTATAATTTGTTCTAAAACATTTGACCAATATGGACTCATCTGATTAACAAAATCAGATGTTGATATCATATCATAAGTTGTATATCCAGACGCTACTAATTGATTTATGTAATCCTGATAAACATCCTCTAAAGCGATATAATTTTTCTTATATCTTATTATATTCGAATTAGTTATTTGACTTGAGAAAATATTTTCTAAGTATTGCGCAAAAGTTACACCTGTTTGTGGTGGTAAACTATTTGTTCCAAAAGTCACTTCAAGTTCTCTAGACTTTCTCCAAATATCATAATTAACAGCATTTGCTGCAGATACAAAAACGTTTATGTTTTTTCTATTAAGAATTAAATTTGAAAGAGCTTCGTCTTCTAAAATTTGCCCCTGCTGGTTATCAATTTCACTTTGTATTGTAAAACCATAATCCAAACCAGGTAATGTTCTATAGTTGTCAAAAAACTCTTCACCATATGAATATGGTTTCGATGTTGTTAGTAAAGTTTTAGTTCTCCCTGATAATACTGAATTTTCTGTATCAAGAATATCTGAAGATCTGTGATCTAAAGTAACGCTTGACCAACCTGAACCCATTTGGAAGAAAACATTTTCTTGGTTTGTTGTTGGGGCTTTAGGTAGTAACGTTGTTTCATCAATAGGATAATCCGTTAATTGACTATTTGTTGTTAACCCTGTTAAAGAAGAAACGGTATATGTATATGTTTCGCTATTAAATGTTACATTGTTGCTAACATTAATATTATTTAATGTGTTATTTAAATCATCTAAAGTAGATGGTGGTAAAGCGCTAGTTACTTTATAAACATATTCGTCTATTTTCACCATTGGATCTGGTGCACCGATAAACTTTAAGAAAAATTCAATACTACTTCTAGTACCTTTTGATTTGTATATAAATGCTAGATTAACTAATAATCTTCTGTAAAATTCAAGTTCAGCTTCTACTAGATTTTTACCAATAGCTTGTCCATTGTAAACAGTAGAAGATGCTTTATATATTTGTTCTTCTAAACTTTTTTGATCAAATAAATTGATGGTATTAAGACCAAGTGTATTTGCTAAATTTTTAAGAAAAACATCTGGAATATTATCGATTGCGTCATAAGAAACATTTCTCATGTTCGCAATATTATCAATATAAGATTTTACCTTATCAAAACTCTGACCATATAATTGAAATATCTTATCAATTTTTTGGTCTTCAGTATCAAATTCAAATAATTGTGGGGCAACAAGGAATCTTGTAACTAAGTTAGATTTATAGTTATCAATTTCAGTTGCTAAATCACTTAGACGTGTTATGTACTCTTCAAACTTAAGACCGGTAATTTGAATATTATATCCGTCTTTTGATGTTGGCCAGTTAACTAATATAGAAATTAGTTCTGTTTTTGTTTCATCTAAACTAGTTCTAGGAACCGTAAATCCAGCTTGATATATTGGATAGGTATCTCTATTTAATAATGTTTGCTCTAAATCGTCTAGTCCTAAGTAAAATTCTTCAACAACACTATCATTGGGTCTTAAAATAAAACTATCTGAATATGTTGTCCCGGTAAACGGTTTACCATCAACAACAAGTGATATTTGGTTAAACTGATCTGGTTGTACATAGCTTGTTATAGCATATGTTTTATTCTCAACTACAATACAATATTTTGTATATGAAGAGAATAAATTTCTTATTTTGTTTTCAACTTCAATTAATTGACTTGCTGTTGGCTCTTTTAATACAATATCAAAAGGATTGAAAAATCTACCAACTTGAATTTTAAATGTTGTTGTGTTAGTTGTTGGGTTATATGATATATTTTCAGCAGTGTAGCTGGTGATTGATGCTAAAGCATCTTTATCAACAAAAATAGCACCAGGAAAATTTTTAGCAATTCTAGCAATAGAGACTCTAATTCTTTCTCTTAATGAACCAAAAAGAGATTTAGATGCGTCCCTTTTATTTGTATTAAATCTTACTGGTCTCTTTTTACCATCAGATTGTACAACCGTTGTTGGAACATCTTCCTCAACCTTAAGATTTTCTAATGTAATAAAATCTGAAAATGGCGCAGTTTGGAATTTTTTTGAGTCTTTCTCTGGGACAATTGTATCAAGAGCGAAGTTCGTATTAGTCAATTGACTAGTACCGTCGGTAATTTGTCTACCAACGAGACTATCGCTAAACGTTTCAAAACCACTAGCCGCCTGACTCGGAACTTTTCTTTTTGCCATTATTAATCAGTAATATCGTCAAAGTTTAACGTTTGGTCTATATCAGTCCTTCCCTCACGAATCTCATATAATGTCTCATTAAATTCGTCTTTAACTTCGTATAGGTTAAACTGTTTATAAATGTTATTTGAGCCATCATAAATCGTGTAGATACCTGAAGATACCGCCTTACTTTGATTACCATAAAGAGCAAGTGCAAGCGTAGATGCGTCATGTTCAACCATTTCTACCTCAATCGTAGTTGGATTAAAATAGCTGTTTGTTAATATAATTTTTTGTAGTGGTTGACCAATAAATGGAACAGTGTTTGGTTTGTTACTAGGAGCAGAGGATGGGGTAACAGTCAAAAACACCAAGTTTGTTGGTGAATCTGAATATCTGTATCTAACTGATTTTTGTGTGGTGTTAGTTAGATTTGTTGTTACCGGTTCACAATAAAATGACGAAGTCACAATTTTATAAAAATTTGGGACCTTTTTGTTGTCACTAACACTTATATACTCAACTCTGTAACCAACTAAGCCCTGTGGGGTGAATTTAGATCTATCCTCTTGGTCAACATTTCCAAGATCGACTACAATACCCCTAACTGAAGATAATGATGCTAAAACACCACAATCTGTTATTTGTGTTCTTATTTGTTTTGGTCTTACGTGAAGTGTGTAAATTCCTAACTCAGAGAATGTGGTACTTTCTAATCTTAATGTGTACATACCACCCAAAACCTCCACATTTGGAGCATTTGTGTCGTCAGTTGTATTTGCATTATGATATAATGGTGATAAGATAGCTGCCGAGTCCAACTTTGTTAATGTTGAATCGGTAGTTGCACCCCTATCCGCAGCATAGTGAAGTAGTATTTCTACATCTTCTGGTGATACATCCGCTGGTCTTATTGTTCCGTAACTTCCTACTGCCATAGCATTTTATTAATAAATATAATTTTATTGTTTTTTCACAACGAAAAATCCATTTCCATATATGTCTAATTCGCCAATATTGTCAATTTCTCCTAATCTTAAATTAAATTCAGATACACCCATCTTACCTCTTTCAACAAATATGTCAGAATAAACGGATGGATCAGAAACAAAACCTAGAAAATGCTCGTTTCTGGTTAACATTTTATTTACCACATATTCTGTTGCAAAATCTGTGGTATTCCCGTTTGTAAACCCAGAAGTACCATTTATAATATGATTTGGTACTTTTCCTGTAACATATGTAACACCGTCTGAGCAATCATAATAATCCAAACCATCAACCGTATATTTTGAGCAACTTAAAGTTGTACCAGGTAATGATGTGGATGTCACCCCGGTATACGATGTTTGACCATATAATTTTTTTTCTATGATTCTACTTTTACCAACAGCAACAAAAGTTAAACTTGTTGATGATCGTGTTTGTGTTGATCCGGAAGCAGCTACCCCATAATCTGTATATGGGAATGTGAATGCTAGGGTACCTAAACTAGTTGGGTCACCAATTACTAGTGGTAACTTTATTGTTCTTGATAAAGTCTGAACTTTCCACGGACTATTCATTGTAATTGAAATAGTTTTATTTCCGGAGGTTGTATATGTTTTAGTTGCGTTACCTAAAATTGATATTGGGGAAGTTGTTAAATCCCCCCAATTAATTTGAAATGTCGCGTCAACTACTCTTTTTAATGTATTTGTATTTGTTGTATTATATACAGTTATAGTATTACCAGACGCTTTATATGTGAAATTACAAAGTTGTTCTACTTGATCGATTTCACCATCAAATCCAACCATAATACCTAATTCATCCACTTTTGCATTTAAAAGTATTGGTAATTTATAATCTGGATATGCTGCCGATTTATTTTTTCCAATATTAACCCAAGACGTTCCATTCCACCTGTAATAATATCCTTTATCAGTCCAGGTTAGTGCTTCAGGTTGTTCAACCCAAAAAGATGTTTGTGTTGATGGTATTTTATTTAAATTTGATGCAACTAAAGATTTGTAAATTTTACCATTGTAATAAATGGTATCACCAGCAGTATAAGTAATGTCACTATACCATTTAACATCCATAACTGTTGTTCCGCTAGTTGGAGCTGTTGTTGCTGACCAGGGTATTAACTGTAGATGGTTATCATACCAATACTGCCCAGCGTTATATAAAACAACTGATAATATATTTTTTTGCAATATTTCGTACTTATATTTTTTCATTTTTATAATTTAGTTGCGGTGCCACTACCAAAATCACAATCACTTGTAATTCCTCTTGTTATTTTGTAGCTATGATCTGATCTTTTAAATCTTACTTGATAATAAACATCATTAACCTCGTCCACGGTATTGCTATAGTTCATCTCATAAAACTTAACAGGATTAGCGGTTGTTCCCACTCTTTCACCATTAACTAAACCAGAATTATTTACAGTTAAATCTTTATTTAAGAATCTTGTAATAGTACCGTCTTCAGCGTTAAAGAATCTAGCTGTCATATAAAAGGTTAGTCCACTAAACACACTATCGTCACCAAACCAAAACAAATACATGTTTTCAGTATTTCTATAGTTGTTACCATTAAATACCGGCACAAAAATGTCTTCTCTTAAGTTTAGGTCAAAAACTTTTTGGCCAAGAGGTATTGATAAATTTTTAGCAAAAACAAGTTTTTGTGTTTCTCTTTCCCTTGTTGTATAAAATTCTAACCTAAAGAAACTATTAACGGTGTGCTTTAACAATTTGGCATTTTCTTTTGGGCTTATACCGATCAAATCGTAATCAAAGCCATTGTCATAATCTCTAGGGTTCTGGTTGTTTAAAAAATAAAATTGATACCAAATATCACACTGCTTAGTTGTTACCCCAGATATTGTTACATCATATGGTTCATGAATATATCTAACCGTTTCATAATTTTCAACCGGATTGATAATTGACCTTAGAACTTCTTCCTGGTAATCTAGGAAATTTTTTTCCCATCCAGCATTTGTTCTAAAATCTGTTTCCGGATTAAAAACCAACGATTTACTATCTCTATTATATAATATATTCATTTTAACAATTTATGTTTGTATTTCCAAATCCTTTAAATCCATCTGATTTATTATTAAATTCTTTTTCGTTTATGAAATAAAAATTAAAATCTGTTTTAACATAATGTTGACCATTTACAAATGGG